CAGTAATAACATGGATCAGTCAGTATTATTCCGATCATCTTTCAACCTCATATATTCCTGCTTCAATGCAATCCGTGCAGTTTCATGGACAAGCGCAGCCCTTGGCGCGGAATCCTCGTCGGCTTCACGCACCATCACGACCGCATCTTCCAGCGCACGGATCATGGAATCGAGATCCGCTCCCCTGCTCTTCCTCGTCACCTTGAACGGACAGAGCGTACTCAGTTCCTGATTGCGATTGATGTAGCCGCCAAAGGGTTGAGGGGGTTTTCCTCCCAGCCAAGAGAACGCGGAAGGAAGCCTCGCATCAATCGGCCAATCCTCCAGCCGGGTGCAATGCCCAGTCCCCTTAAAATGCAGCCTCTTCTTCGCATCCCGGTGCCACTCGGCATAGATGCAACCGACGCAGTTCATAGCTTTTTGAACCTCTCAGCCCTCAACAGCACTACAGGCTCGACATCCTGCGGATCGTCCCTGTCGGTGCGTCCGCCAAGGCTAAGGCCATCATGCCCATGGCCCCGATACCAGTATGTCCCGCCGACCGCATCAACCGCGATGACGAACTCTATGCCGCCTGCCCTCGCTAGCTCCAGACCCTTCACCCACTTGTCGAGCGAGAGCATGAAGCCACCCATATCGTCCATCTGCTTCATGGAATAGTTGCGGCACTTGATCTCCATGAAAGCCTTGAATGCATCTCCCTGCATCAACGCATAATCAACGACATATGTCGGTCGCAACTTGATAGCCTTGCAAAGCCACTTATCTGCAATCTTCTTTGCGACACGCGATTCTGCAATCCTGTCCTTGTGTGTTTCATACATTGGCCTGTTCATAGATAAATCCCAATTAGCATTAGAGCGATCGCGAATGCGATAATGAACCAATGAACCTCTCGCATCATCGCAAATGCCTCATGCATGGAGACGATTCGTTCTCCTCGATCTCCTTCACGAGCTTGTCGATTACCTGCTCCTGACGCTCGACCTCGTCGGCCAGCTTCTGGATCAGGCAGGTATAATGGGCTTCCTCGCAGCCCTCCCAATGCGTCCGGGGATCGCTGCGTCGGGCACGAGCCAACTTGACGAGCCTATGCATCGCTCACCTCTCCGCGCGCGTAGTTGCCCTCCTGAGCCATCGCGTCCTGCTCATACTGCGTGGCAATCCGCATGTGACGGAGATGCTCCTCGCTATGGCTGGGATACAGCATGGCTTCTGCGATCCGCGCCTTGGCCGCGCCACGGAGCCAGTCAGGACGCTTCATCCATGCGTCAAGCTGAGCCTTGCGGGATGAGGATAGCTCTGGAGAGTATTTCATTTGTTACTCCTAAAACGTCAGACGCGCTCCATTTGGAGACGATCCTCTCTCCATCCGCCTTGCGGCTGGTCATGGTGCGCCCTTCAGAATTTCGCGCGCAATCTTACCGCATTCTTCCTTGTTCGACATGCTGTTTTGCGAAGCTAGCGAGATGAGATGTAGTCCTGTTCGTAGACGCTCGACCTCGGCCAGCAGGAATCCACGATCCCTATGCGCGTCGCGCAAGTCATTCCATAGCCTGCCAGAAGGGATGCCGAGATGCTGCACGATGCCGGAATGCTTCACTACGTCGTGCCGCACTTTGATCTTCGCGATTTTGTCGCTCATCAAATCTCTCTTATACAAAATGCAACATTCTACGACAGAAAAACGGGGAGGGCCGAAACCGCTCCCCGTCCCCCTTTCAGGCGAAGCGCCAGATGCGATGCCCGAGCTTACCCTTTTCCTCGCCCTTGCGGCAGGTGAACTTCGCGCCGCTGGCCCTCTGCGCGCGAGCCACATACGTCGCCGGACTCCTGCACGCCTCCGCAGCGACGAAGAAGCTCTGCCCGACATCCAGAGCCGCCAGAGCATCGATCAGCGGCTGCTGCGAGCCTCGGATGCGAGCCGCAGGCATGGGGATGTCATTCTCGATCTTGTAAGCCTTTGCCATGGGTAGACCTCCTCATATGGCGAGCCAGTCGATCAAACTTGGTCATCGCACGTTCAGTCGCTGCACCAACCGTGATGCCGCGTGATGCGAGGTCTACTCTCGTCTGTAAAAGCATGTCAAGCCCAAATTCAACAATCCTTGACAGCGAATCGCGCTCGCGACGCATCCGCGCCAATTGAGCAGCGAGACCCTCCTCATCCGGCGTCATTGTACAGCCGTGTCGCGCGCAAACTTGACAACCCTACCCAGAGATAAACTCTTCTCGACAATCAGATACGCCTGCTTGCGATGCTCTGGCGCGGACGAGAACGCTATCGATCCGTCAGGCAGTTCGTATGCAAAACGTCGAGGTTTGTTGCAATCCAGCTCGACACGCCGCAGCCAGCCAAACTGCCAATGCCAGCCATACGGGATCATTCATCATCACCGTCTACCGCGCGCTTCACCGCAAGCAGCGCATGTTTCAAAGCCTCTCGCGCATCGGGATCAAGGCTCCTCGCGCTGATCGTAAGCTCCCGTTTCTCCACGATTTCCCCGGCAATCTCTGTCTGTCTGCGATCCGTGTATTCATCCCGGAACCTAGCCGACATGGACTTCGCCCAGACACCTGAGTTGAACCGATCAGACACCAGTCCGATCATGCCCATGTCTTCCCACCAAGCCTTTGCCGCATCTTGTGCAATGTTTAGGGAAGTTGAAAATTGTTGATGTGTTTCTGCCCATCCGAGCATGGTTGCTCTGTCAACCCCAAGCTTGACAGCGATCTGGGTGATGCTGTTTCCGTTCTCACCTAGACGGATGACTTGCTCGCACATTGAAGGATGGTAATGAGATGGACGGCCTACCGGACGCTTGAAGAGGTCCATGTCAGGGAGAGAGGCGACGCGGTCGATCTCCTGTTGTCCGATGCCTAGAAGGTCCTGAGCGTCTCTTCCTGCGTATGGGGGGAGGCCACGAGGACGGAGCTTGCGCTTTACCGAGCCAGAGGCATCGAGAGATTTCCTTTGGCGGGTTTGGCGGGGCTTGGTCCGGGCTTCACGGTCTGGCCCGGATCCGTCAGGCATTGCGACGGTCTGCGTCCCTCCTGCTCCAGCGTGAGGATGCGCGGGTGCAGGCGCAGGCGTATCCTGATCGTCAGCCATCGTGAGTATCTCCACCCGGGCGGATCGTGGATGCCATCCTGATAGCCGTCCATGCTAAATGCATGACGGGCAGGGACATAGCTAGCAGCAAGATGATGACCGCCATGACCTCTACCTATCCCCCGCCAAAGAAATCCGCAACCCCCCAGCTAACCCCTTGATCTAGACCAAATCTTTCTTCAACAATCCTGTTGACATGCCCAGCGGGCAGGGGCATCATCGGCCTACTACCCCAACTGATGGAGATACAGATGGAATTCTTCGTTCGCTCTCAGATCATGGTCGTCGGCTCCAACCCCGAGATGGCTGACATGAGCAACCCGCGCGGCGAGATCCACGGGGAAGCGTTCTACGTCGTCGCGGAAGCGGCGAACGGGCGTCGGTGGCAGCACCAGCACTCGTTCATCACCGCCTCCATGAACGGCGATGGCGGCTGCGCCGCGAGGGCCGAGAAGCTCCGCGTCCGCATCGCGGATGCGTATGCCGCCGGTCGCAGGCTCGACACACAGCATTGGGTCGAGATCGATCCGGCTTACGGCTCCGATGCATACGTCGAGCAGGATGTCGATGCCCATCGCTGGGCGCGCGAGCGCGAGGAAGAATTCGCTTGACCTGCCCGGCGGGCATGGTACTTTCCGGCCTCAACCAAGGAGATTGATATGGAACTGTTCTTCCGCTCTGGCTCCCCCATCGGTACCGCGCGCGTCCATGTCGATGGCGCGCGTCGCTTCGTCACCGTCCAGCCGTCGTGCGGTAAGTGCGGCGGCATGGGCGTCGGTCCGTGGCGTCAGGATGGTGGGCGCTGCTATCAATGCGGCGGCTGCGGCGTTCTGCCCGCGCGCAACGAAAAGGTTTACGACGCGGAAGCTCTCGCCAAGCTCCGGGCAACACAGGCGAAGCGCGATGCAACCAAGGCCGCGAAGCAGGCTGCTGCCGAGGCCGCCGCGCAGGCGAAGGTCGATGCCGCTGCTGAACAGTTCAATGCCGCCAACCCCGGCCTGATCGATTGGGTGCGCGCCAAGCGTGGCGGCTTCTTTGAAAGCATCGCCGAGCAGTTCGCGAAGCGCGGCACCCTGTCGGACGCACAGGTCACCGCTCTGGTCCGCATCCGCGAGCAGGATGCCGCGCGCGCCGCGCAGGGGACCGAGAGCCAGCATGTCGGCGTCGTCGGAGATCGCCACCGGCTCGTCCTCCGCGTCCGCCTCGTCCGCTCGTTCGAAAGCATGTATGGGCTGATCTGGCTGCACGTTTGCGAGGACGAGGGCGGCAACGTCGTCGTCTACAAGGGATCGAAGGAACTGGCCGCGCGCGGCGAGACCGTCACCGTTGACGCGACCGTGGCCGAGCATGGCGAGCGCGAGGGTGTTCGTCAGACGATTGTCAAGCGGCCAAAGATTGTCGCCGCTTGACATGCCCAGCGGGCAGGGGATAGGCTCTTGCCCGCTACCACTTTATCTATCTAAGGAGATTGATATGAGCAACTTCAAGCCCACCCGCAGGGTGAACTGCCTCAAGGTCGCATGTGGCGAGTTCTTCCGCCTCGGCGTCGAGGACTATCGTGAGGGCCGTCCCTTTCGCGAAATTTGGCAGAAGATGGACGCGACGAATTACGAGCGCGGTCGCCAGTTCGCCGCAATGTACGCGGGCCGCATCTATCAGGGTCGCGGCCTGAACTGGCAGGCAAAGGAGGAACTCTCGGCAGCGGTTCGTGCGAGGCACGTTGTCTGATCCAAACCAAAACAGAATGGAAGAGGGGCCGAAAGGCCCCTTTTCTATTTCCGGTCCAGCAGGACATCGTTGTAGTCCGTCCCCGGCACATCCGGGACAAATACCGTTGCGCGCTTTCCCGCCGCCACGATGCGCTGCGCCAGTCGATATGCAGCAGCCTGACCGGCGAAGCTCCGGTCATTATCCGCGAATATCGCAATCTCCTCCGCCTCCGCAGGCGCTTCCCATTTCGCCAGCATCGCAGCGGAGAGGCAGGCCCATACCGGCATTTTGTAGATTATCGCAGCCGACATCGCGGTTTCTATTCCCTCGGCTACACCCATGACATTTTGAGCGGGCCAAAGGCGAACAGCAGATCCATCCGGGATCTTGCCCGCTGCGAGGCGGCGACAGGGATCGACATCGGCCTTCCGCCCGTTAGCGTCGAGGTAGGTCATGTGCAGGCTGGCCCCCGAGCCGTCCGGGCCAGAGATCCGGGCGACCATGGCGGAGTAAACCCGGTCGGTCTGAGGATGGTGCAGCGACGGGTGATGACGGATCGCTGCCGAGGGCCAGAAACGCCCGAGACGGGTCGAGAGGTAGGTGGAGGTGGGCGAGCCTGCTTCCGGCGCTGTAGACCCCCTCCAGACGCGCAGGAGAGCGTGTCTGTCAGGACTGGTCACCCTGCCGCCGCCGATCCGGGGCGGTGGAGCGTCCCGGAGCAGCCCACGGACCTCGTCGGCTAGGACGCCGAACGACTTGCCGGTGACCGCCCCCGCCAGCATGAACCCGTCGCCCGCCCCACAGCCCGAGCAGATGTAACCTCCGGTTGAGTTCTGGTCGTCCCAGCGGTAGCGGTCGGTCCCGCCGCACATCGGACAGGGGCCGTGCTTACGGCTCAGGGCTGACTCCGGGACGCCGAGCTTGGGCAGGAGATATTCCCAATGGCCGCGAGCCGATTCCTTGATCGGGATATTATCACGCACGGCGCTGCCTCCTCTGGCTGCGCGCCCACGCGATATTCCGGTGCGTGATCCACGATTGCGTCGTCGGAGAAATCTCGTCCGCCAAATCCTTCCTCAATTCGTATGGAGGCCAGTTTCCAAACTTGTCCTTGTAGGTCACCGCTGCCCAGCCGGGTTTGTATCCGCGCAGGTGAGCGTGGAGCAAAAGCTCCGAATAGAATTGCTGCTTCTGGACCAGCGTCGAATACATCGAATCAGAGATGACTGTCTTGCGAGCGGTAAGCTCGACCAGATCGCCGGTCATTTCCTCGACATCGGTCTTGGGCTTCTTTTCAAAGCCGCACGACGGGCAGGTCTTGGTTTTCGGCGGCATCAGGAAGGCACACGCCGGGCATTCTTTTGGCAGGGGCTTCGCATCACGAGGCCGAGCGGGACCGTTCTTGTTTCCATCGTCCAGAAGCTCGTGATGGATATCGGTAACGAACCCGAGGCGCACGGTCGTGTCGGAATGATCGAGGATCAGGCAATGGTTCTTGTCGCTCGCAGGACGAAGGCCACGACCGATCATCTGGACGTAGAGCATTTCGCTCTTGGTCGGGCGAGCGAGGATGATGCAACGAACGTCAGCGTCGAAGCCCGTCGTGAGAACACCGACGTTGCACAGGATGCGAGTATCCCCGCCAGAGAAACGCTTCACGATCTGCGCGCGCTCCTCCATCGGAGTGAATGCATCCATGTATTCGGCAGCAACGCCCGCCTCGACAAAACGGTCGCAGATGTTTTTCGCGTGGAGCCGATCCACCGCGAACGCGACGGTCGGACGATCCTCGCCACGCTGGAGCCAAGTCGAAACGATATCCGCGACCAGAGCGCCACGCTGCATCGCCTCGCTCAGTCCCTTCAAATCAAAATCACCGGCAATCGTCTTGACGCCGCTCAAATCGGGATGCGCTGGCGCAAAACACTTGAACGGCGACAGGTGACCAAGCTCGATCAGTTCGCTCGTCGTCGTGGCGATGATCAGATCATCCCAGACCAGACCCATGCCTTTCGCCCATGGCGTCGCGGACAGTCCGATGAACGGGATATCCTTCCAGTCCGCGCGGCCCATCCACTCGATCAGGAATTTGAATTGAACATGGCACTCGTCCACGATCACCATATCGACGGTTGGAGAGTTTCTCCGCGCCAAGGTTTGGATCGAGCAAACCTGTACCGGCATATTCGGGTCGGTCATTTCATGGTTCGACTGCATGACGCCGATTTCCCAAATGCCATTCGATTCAAGCCGGGCGACGGTTTGGTCGATAAGCGTCAGGGACGGAACAACGAAGGCTACCCGTTTATTCTTTTCCCGCGCCGACCGGATCAGCGATGCAGCGATCACGGTCTTGCCCGCCCCGGTCGGAAGAGCCATGACAATCCGCTTCTTGTTATTCTGCAAGCTATCACGAAGCTTGTTTATTGCATCAAGTTGATAAGATCGGAGTTGCATGTTTACGTCCTCACAAAGTTGCAAAGTCTCGCGCGGCCATATGTAGGTACGTTGAAAAATATAGAGCTACAGAGTTGTTTGATTGTTTGGCGGGGATT